AGGTCCAGAACATGGACTGGAAGCAGCTGGGCGAGGACATCTGGAACGGGATCAAGGGCGGCTTCGGCGACTTTGCCAGCGATTTTATGAGCTTCTTCGGCCTGGGCGGCCCGCGCAGCGTGGACCTGTCGGACGCCGGCTCCGGCGACGTGCCTGGAGCGGGCAGGCACTCCGCCTCGCAGGCATCGGGCCTGGGGGGCCTGCTGCTGTCCAAGGGCGAGGAAAAGGAGGCCAAGGCGGCCTACAAGAAGCTGGGCACCGACCTGGTGGCCAGCCTGATGAAGGGCATCGATGCCAACTACACGCGGATGGCGACGACGCCGAACCAGCTGGGCGCGAACACGTTGAAATCGACGCGCCAGGGGCTGGGCCTAGACAACGGCAAGGCCTACAACACGGGCTATTCCTTCGCCTCGCAGATGACCAACGGCATGGTGATCGGCATGCGCAACGGCGCGGCGGCGATCCAAAACGCCGTAAAAAGCGCCATGCAGCAGGCGATCAACGCCGCCCGGCGGACGCTGGGCATCAAGAGCCCTTCGAAGGTGATGCAGGGCATCGGCGCTTACTATGACGAGGGCTTTGCCAACGGCATCACCGGCGGCATCGGCATGGTGGAGCGCGCCGCCGCGCAGGTGGCGAACGCTTCGGCGGAGGCCGCGGCCAGGCGGATGGGCCGGGTGCGCCCGGCGAACCCGGAGGCCCGGGGCGGCGCGGGCGGCGCCGGCGGCGGGGCAGTGTACAACATCAACGTGACCTACGGCGGCAGCTACACCCGCCGCGACGCCCGCAAGCTGGGCTTCGCGCTCAGGCAGGAGCTGGCCAGCGAGGCCGCGGCGGTAGGCGCCTGGTAAAACGCCTGCCGCTTTAAAAAGTCCGGAGGTTTAGCCATGTTTGAGGATATTTACATTAACGACGTCGCCGGATCGACCATCGGCGTGGTGCTGGTGACGCCGCCGCCCATCGTGTCCGCCGCGGAGCGGGGCGAATGGGTGGAACTGCCCGGCGGGGACGGCGAGGTGTGGCGCGCCGACGGCGGCCTTGCGGACACCGAGGTGGAAATGGAGCTTTACGCCTGGGAGACCGCCGACATAAGCCAGGTGCTTGCGTGGATCCGCGGGATGGTGCGGCTGCGGTGGGGCGAAAATGCCTGGTTTTACCGCGCGCGGGTGATCGACGCGGAGCTTTTGGCCGAAAACTGGGAGAGCTTTATCGATTGCGGCCGCACGATCCATGTGACGGTGCGCGTGAAGCCCTACCGGTACCGGTATCCGGAGGCGGGCGTGATCCGGGCGTACAACGGCGACACGGTGACGAATCCCGGCACCGCCGACGCCGCGCCGCTGATCAAGGTGAGCCGATCCAGCGGAACGGGCACCGTGCAGATCGGCGATTTCGTGATCGCGTACAGCAATTACCCGCCTTCGCCGTTCTACGTGGACTGCGAGGCAAAGACGATTACCGATTCGAACGGCGCATCGGCGGCGACTTACGTGTCGCTGCGGGACACCGACAGGGGGCGCTGGCCGCGCCTTTTGCCCGGCGACAACACTGTGGGGCTGGATGGCGTTTCATCGGTGGATATCACGCCCAGGTGGCGGGACCGATAGCCGGAGGATTGTATGCGAAAGATCTATGATGTGCTGGTGTATCCCGCGGGATGCACGGGTTTCGCAAACGAGGGGCTGTGCGGCCCGCTCATGTGCGAAAGCTGCATAGAGCAGCTGGAGGGCGGCGGCGAATGCTCGCTGGAGCTGGAGATCCTGTACGATTCGGCCGGCAAGTGGAAAAACGTGCTGCCCGGGGGCACGATCAAGGCCTGGACGCAGAAGCGGCTGGGGCCGACCTGGTGCGTGAGCGCGAACGGCAGCGGCTACCGGGTGGGATTTGGCAACATGGCGCGGCGCTATGTGACCGCGAGCGCCGCCGGGGCGTACCTGTACGCGGGGCCGACGACTTTTTCGCCCTGCATGGAGCGGATCCCGCTGGGCATGGACGTATGGGCGTTCATGGATGGCAGCCTGCTGCCATCGGCCAGCGGATTTTACCACGTACACACGCCGCTGGGCCCTGGATGGATGCGGGCATCCGACCTGACCGCCGACGGGAAATCCTACACGGGCGGGCAGGGCCGGGCGGCGCTGGGCGAAGTGGCGATCCGGCCGCAGCTCTACTGGATCGAATCGGTGGAGCGGACGTTGGAGGGCCTGACCGTGCACTGCGTGCACAACTGGTACCGGATGGGGAAAAACCTGATCACGCGGCCCTATAACGGCGGGATATATGGCGTGACGCTCCAGCAGATGCTGGACTGGATGCGCACAAGCTGCGTGGAGACCAGCGCGTTCCGGGGCTACGCCATCGCGCCCGCGCGGGATGCCGGGGACCCGCCCGACTGGCAGTATGAAAATCCGGTGACGGCGGTTCTGGACGGCGAAAAGGGCGCCCTGAAGCTGTGGGAGCTGGGCTTTTTGTACCGCGAGAATTTCGAGTATTACCTCACAGACGACAAGTTCAGCGAATGGAAGCCGCCGGTGGACATCGAGATCGGCAAAAACATGGTGGGCCTTTCCGCCCTGGAGGACTGGAGCGGGCTCACAACCCACGTGGTGCCCACGTGGGTAAACGGCTACAACAAGATGACCTACACGCTGTCGGACGGGCCCCTGAAGCGCACTGACGCCGACGACTACGACCAGGCGCGGGTGATGCGGCTTGAGGTGGATGTATCCGACCTGGACTGGTCCGAGGAGATGGTGGACATCTCCCAGAGCGCGGCGGAGGCCCGCGCGTGGGACCAGGGCATGGCAGCGCTGTACGCCGCCGAAAACGGGCCGGTGCTTTCGATATCGGTGGACGTGGAACAGGTGGACCTGGCCGCCGAATGGGGCACCGACGTTTCGGCGGAGCGGCGCGTGATCGAGCTATTGGAGCCGCTTGCCATCTACGGCGTGGCCACGGTGCACGGCCCGCGCACCGGCGCGGATTATTATGAAATGATCATCCGCCGCGGCTGGGACTGCCTGCACGGGCGCATGACCGATTGCGAAATGGGCGCGGCGCGCGCCGCCAGCAAGGACTGGAGCGCGGTGCTGCCCGCGGATTACATGATCCCGCCGGATTATGATTTTGATCCGGTGGACGCGGAGGTCGGCGACCAGCCGGGGGGAAGTTTGTAAAAGCGGCAGACGATTTAACGACAGGGGGATAAATATGGCAGAGCGTTGGACGGCGCGGCAGTCGGTGGATTTGGCGCGGGGCACGACGGATCCGCACGTGTGGCGGAACATGCTCCTTAAGCCCGGGGACGACCGTTCGCTTGAATGGATCATAGCGGTGAATCAGGACGGCCAGCCGGCGGACCTGGCGGGCTTGGAGGCGGCGGGGTACTTCCTGCGCGAGGACGGCGTGGCCGTGCGCTGCGAGGGCACGATCGAGGGCAACGTGATCACCGTGGTGGCCACGCAGAGCTGCTATAACGTGCCGGGGATGCTGGTGGGCCAGGTGCGCCTGGCGAACGCCGACTTTAGCCTTGCCGTGGCGGAGGGCGTTTTTACCGTGGGCGACAGGCTGCCGGACGACCCGATCCAGGACGGCGACGCCATACCGGGGCTGGATGCGCTTCGGGCGATGATTACCGAGATGGAGGGCGCAGCGGGCGAGGCGCGGGAGGCCCGGGACGCCGCGAACGCGGCCGCTGAAGGCGCGAACGACGCCGCCGGCCGCGCGGAGGACGTGATCGACAAGGCGCTGGAGCTGGACGACCGTACCATCGAATTGAAGGAACGGGCGGACCAGACCGACATCGCGCTTGCGGAGACGGTAAACGGCGCGTTTACCGAAAACGGCTATCTGTACCTGACACACGACGGCGAAGTGGTGGCGGGCCCGCTGGGGCCCTTCTCCGGCGGCGGCGGGGGCGGCGGCGAGGGCAACAACGCCGTGATCACCGTGACCAACGTTTCCGGGTGGCTGAACCGCACCATCGCGCTGGGCGCGGAATGCCTGGCGGAGGTGGAATGGAGTTCGCTGGAGGATGAGATCCCGACCGGCAACGGCGTACTGACGGTCAGTGTGAACGGAAGCGCCCGTGAGACCCGCGAGGTGGCCCAGGGGCGGCTTTCGATCGATTTGGGACCGTGGATGGCCGCCGGCAGCAACACGGCCAAGGTGCGCCTCCAGGATGTGTACGGCAATGCCCGCACGGTGAACTTTACCGTGCGCGCGGTGGCCGTGAGCATGGAGAGCGATTTCGACGACGCGAAGGCCTACCCGGGCGAGATCCCGTTTACCTACACGCCCACCGGCAGCGTGGAAAAGACCGTGCACTTTGAGATCGACGGCACGGAGATCGGCACCCAGACCGTGATGACCACGGGCCGGCAGCAGACCTACGCCATACCCGCGCAGGCGCACGGCGCGCACGTGCTGGAAGCCTGGTTCGGCTGCGTGATCGACGGCGAGACGGTGAAATCGAACACGCTGCGCTACGCCCTGATCTGCACATCGGCGGGCGACGACACCCCGATCATCGCAAGCGCCTTCAACCAGGCCGCGGCGGAGCAGTACACGGGCATTGTGATCCCGTACAGCGTGTACACGCCGGGATCGCTGGTGAGCGAAGTGGCGCTTGTGGCCAACGGCGAGACGGTGAACACCCTGACGGTGGACCGCACGCGCCAGCAGTGGGCCTACCGCCCGGACGACGTGGGGACGCTTACGCTCGAGATCCGAAGCGGCAGCGCCATAAAGCGCTTTACCCTGGAGATCTCCGAGACCACGATCCACGTGGTGCCGGTGGCGGACGATTTGGCCCTTTACCTGACGGGCTATGGCCGCAGCAACCGCGAGGCGGACCCGTCGGCGTGGGACTACGGCGACATCCACGCGGAATTGACGGGGTTCAACTGGGTTTCGGACGGCTGGCAGGCCGATGAGGACGGCTTCACGGCGCTCAGGGTTTCGGGCGACGCGCGGGTGCTGATCCCGTACAGGCCCTTCGAGCGGGATTTCCGGGGCACCGGCAAGACCATCGAGGTGGAATTTGCCACCCGGAATGTATTGGATTACGACGCGGTGGTGCTTTCGTGCATCTCCGGCGGCCGGGGCCTTCAGCTGACGGCGCAGCGCGCGGTGCTCAGATCCGAACAGAGCGAGCTGATCGCCCAGTACAAAGAGGACGAGCATGTGCGGCTGACCATCGTGGTGGAAAAGCAGAGCGAACACCGGCTGATGTACATTTACCTGAACGGCGTGATGTCCGGGGTTTTGCAGTATCCCGCGGCGGACGACTTTTCGCAGGTGGATCCGGTGGGGCTGGCGATCGGGTCGGCGGGCTGCGCGGTGGACGTGTACGCGATCCGCGTGTATGACAACGATCTGACGCGCCACCAGGTGCTGGAAAACTGGATCGCGGACACCCAGCAGGTGGACGCGCGCCTGGCCCGCTACCGCCACAACGACGTGTACGACGAATACGGCGCGGTGGTGATCGACAAGCTGCCGAACGATTTGCCGTATCTGGTGATCCGGGCGGCCCAGCTGCCCCAGTACA